AAGTTAATTGACAAACCCCTAATAGAACTACCGCTTGTTGCTGAAGCTATTATCTTTGAGTTATTACTAAATTCAATACTACCTTTATTTAAAGCTTTACAACCAGGCTGTAAAAAGAATGGCAAATTTTCTAACGCAAGAGTTATCCTGGCCAACATTTCTCTTGCAACTGCACCTTTGTTTGCTAATATTGCAATTGTTTTTTCAGGATGAAAGCATGCATACCATAAAAGATAAACAACAGAAGATATTGATTTACCACTTTGTCTACATGCCAATACAATACTAAACCTATTATCGTTAAAGTGATTAAACATTTTTTCTTGATAAGGATATAAATCAAAAGGTACTAGTCCTTCATCAAGTGATATAATCTTAATATAAGTACGTGCAAAGTATGCAGGGTCTTGCATACATTTTTGATATTCTATTATTTGTTCTTTACTAAACTCGGTTTCTACTCCGTCTCTTTTGACGTTTGGATTACCTAGATAGCCGAACTCATTATTCTTTAGCTTCGCCATCTATTACATTATCTCTATTTAATAACATCCTTTGCAAATCAGTTGTACTACCCACAAACATATTATTATTTGTCACTCTCTTAGCTTCTTCTCTTTCATCTTTTTGTAAATCTTTTTTCTGCTTTTGAAGATTCATTAATTTTTCTGTTGTATCACCAATGTTTTTTATTGTTTGTGATAATACTTCAAATGCTCTTGGATGTTCGGACTCTCTTGCCAATTCAGCAAGTACGTCCATTGACCTTGTTCCTGTATATATTAAATCTTTATAAGTTGCACGAGAAAATTCATAATCATCTTTTACATCTTTATCTATTTTAATGGGTCTATCTTTTTTTACTGTAGGTAAATTCTTTTCTAGACTTGCAGTTAATTTATCTTTCTTACTCATCTCCATCCTTTATTGTTGTAACTACTGAATAGTTATCATCTTCATCTGCAGTTGTAGGATTGATAGTTATATCCATTTGTTCCATTATATCAGATACATTACCTTTATCTTTAAAATCAATATTAATTTCTCGTATAACACCTTGGTCTCCTGTAGGACCATAAAACTTCATTTTCATTACAAAGTCTAGTTGATATATTAATACTCTTCTTTCTGTAAAATCTCCTTCATATTGGTCGTCAATATTTACACCATTTAATATGACAGCAACATCTTGTTTATGTGTAAATCCATCAACAGGAGTTATTGTTACATTATACTCAGGAGTAAAATAAGGCAAGATTTGTTCTACGATTTGTAAACCATCATCTTGATTTTTTGCCATAACATATAATGACATACCAATATCATATGATGTCCAATGTTTTATTGTCTTTTTCTTCGTGACATCTGATGCATGTAATTCTACAATCTTATTTCTTTTAGGCATTTTTTGAGCTGTATCAATTGTAAGTGATGTCATTTCAAAAGCCATTCTTGGTAATTTGATTGCCATAGGAGCATCAAATCCAGTTTCTTGGTCTAAACGTGATAAGAATTTTTGTTTAGGTCCATAAGCTAATGGTACTCTAACTTGATTTAATACACTACCATCTGCGGCTTTTCGAATAACTCTTAAATTATTAAATAGTGTACCAAATACAGCTACTGATTTACGCATTGTTGCGTGATAAAAATGGTCACTAAACATTAGTACGTCTCCGATGGGTCGCCAAATGGATTAGACTCTGAAAAGTCTATAAATCCATCTGCATCTATTTCAAATTCCATATTCTGAGCAGCTTCATCAGTCGAGAATACTCTACCACTAGAGGCATCAGCTATACTATCATATATAGCATTTATAGTTCCACTATATCCAGTATTATCGCCTACTAATGAAGCCGATGTAGATTCAATAAAGCTTTTATATTCTGTTGTTCCTGTAGCACCAATATTTGCAACATATATTTGAGAACTCGTATCAGATACTTTTGTTCTTGAAACAACTTCACCAAATACAACTACACCACTAGATACTGTTTGTCTTACAGTTTCACCAACTTCATAGTGATTACCACCAGTGATATTAATATCCATCGATAATTGATATGCAGATTGTGCAGTTTTATCATCAATCTCTCCAATACCTGTATCGAATTCTTCATCATTATATTCAAATAATTGACATTGCATTTTATAAACTGGTAAGTTTGATAATTGATAGAATGGTGAATCATCTTCTACAAAGGATATTTCAAAAAATGAATTTGTCATTGGTAAGAAGATTAAATCTCCTTCCTGTGGTCTTGGGTCAACTAGGTTAGATGAAAATACACCAATTCTTGATTCCCATCTTCTTCTTGATACAATAAAGGTTGCGTCATCTCTTATTTCTAATCCAAACTTAGAATATAAATCTCCTGCACCTTCAAATCCTTCGGTGTTTTCAATATACATTTCCATGAGATATGCATCATCGAATTTTGATGCTGGGTCTTCACCTAATACATTATCACGATTTACAAGAGTACGAGGAATGTAATAGACATCTTGTCCATATATTCCTAATGATTCTATTATCAGGTCTTCGTAAAGGTTTTGTTCACTTTTTACGGCCTGAGAAAAGTATACATTTCTCGGCATGTTTTATCCTGTCATGAAGTCGACTGGTTGTTCCCAATTCAATCTTGCTTCTTCTTCTAATCTGGTTATCTCTTCGTTAGCATCATCAAATAATTGACGGCCATTAAATGTTACTCCACCTGGCATTACCATACCTTCAAACTTAATTAAGTTTTGACCCCATTGTCTTTTTAGCAATGCTGTACAATATCTCTTTAAAAAGTAATCATTATATACATCTGTAAATGTATCAGGGTCAATAATACGATAGCATTCAACAATAAGATAATCATCAACTTGTACTTCTTCAGACCAATCCATAAATATTTCTAATTGATTCTTATGTCTTTCAAAGTTAATATGTTTCTCATCTGAATCGACAACTACATCTAATAAAGATAAAAATTGTCTTGACATAACATATTCAGTTAAATTACCCATAAAGCCGACTGAATGAATATCATTTAAATGTATTTGATATCGTATATCAAACATGTCAGTAGATGTAACAGAATCTCGTATAGGCATAACTCTTACAACATCTGTAATTAAGTCATTGACTGTAATATATTTATTATCAATATCTGTTTGAGTAACTTGATGTTTTAAATAAAATTTTTCGATTGAATCTGCATGGTAGTGTTGATAGAACTGTAAAGACTCATCGACTCTATCATCGATTTGGTCTTCATCAAGATTTATCTCAATCACTGGTGCACCTAGTGACCTTAAACAATAATCGATAAATGTTTGTTTGCTATTTGGTTTTGCCATATTTAATTCCTATTATATTCTATTTATAATAGTTTATTCCTCTATTGCAGTCCATTGTTGGTTTTCTTCGTCCCAATAATAAGTATTTTCATCTTCTGGTTTTGATGTTGGTGGTAGCCAAACACAAGCATCTTCGTCCAATGTCCAAGATGGAAAAGGTTGTGGTGGTATAAATGCATCTTTTGTGGTATCGTATGTATAACCAACAGTTGCGTAATTTTTTCTTAATGCTTTAGACTGGTCTGAAGATGGTGTATTTGAATCAGGTTCATAATGTACTCCACCTCTTGTATTGTAAGATGTTTGTAACCATGCTCCTGGTGTACTATCTACAAATGTATCAAAAAAATCTTCATCAGCTCTTATTACATTTATTACTTTACCATTTTTTATTTTTGCCCAATGTGCCATAATATCTCCTATGTAGTATAAGTTCCTGAACTTGTAAATTTAACAATAGTGTCAGACCCAGATGTAGTTACTGTTGGTGAACCAGTTGTTATTCCGCTATAATCTGCAGTAGCCATTCTTAGTATTACTACTCCAGAACCTCCTGCTCCAGTTTGTGAACCCGCTGCTCCGCCACCTCCGCCAAGATTTGCTGTACCATTTGTACTTCCAGTTCCACCACCTCCAGAACCGCCTGAACCACTTGAAGCTCCACCACCACCATAAGTGACAGCACTTCCAGTAATACTTACAGATGTTCCTGCTCCTCCATCAGTGCCTGTTCCATTGGCTCCAGTGCCACCACCGCCACCACCGCGGTCTGCAGACTCTGAACCAGTTCCTCCATCAAATCCTTGACCAGCCGTTCCTGACCTACCAGCACCCGTCGATTCTTGACCACCGCCTCCGCAACCGCCATCTGTACCAACTACACTATTACCACCGCCGCCACCGCCGCCGAGTGATGTAACAGTAGTAAAATTCCCACCAGAAATACTTGAATTATTTCCTTGTGTTCCAGCAGTATCGTGACTGGATACTCCACCTGCAGCTCCTGCACCAACAGTAATTGTTAAAGTATTTTCAGGTTGTACTTCTAACGGATTTTCTGCTGAAGAAGCTCTACCAGAAACGGTACCATAAGATGTTCTTAATCCACCGGCGCCTCCACCTCCACCAAATCTAGCAGGAGAGGTACAGTCACCACCACTGCCGCCGCCACCTAAGATTAGATAATCTATAGTATATACAGTAGTTAATATTCTCCAGACAGTGCCATTATATTGTTCTAATTTTCCTAATGTTGTATTAAATCTTATTGCACCGGCTGATACAGTTGGCCTTTGAGCTGTTGTTCCATTTGGAACTCTTATTGCATCTGTTTGAGTACCAACATCTAAACTAACCGCAGGTGCATTGTTTCCAATTCCAAAAAATCCAGTGGCATCAAATCTACCATATTCAACTCTAGGTACACCACCACCAAATTCTGCATCTGTAAAGTCTGCATTTGAATCCGTGTTTGTGTTTGAACCTGCACCAAACAGAATAGTTCCACCTGAAGCTGGTCCCGCTGTATCATTTGCATCAGCAACAATACTAACGGTTGTATCTGCTGTTAGAATTAAATTTCCTCCACTATGCACATAATTTGTGGTATCATTTGGACCTAAGTAGATATTTCCGTCTACTTGTAATTTTTGTTGAGGATTATTCGTTCCAATACCAACGTTGCCTGAAGATGTAATGTTTAAAAGATTTGATGCGTCATGAGTTTTAAAAGATAGTATATCTGAATTAGAACCTTCAACTCCCATAAACCAATCTCTTGAATCATTTGCTATTTTTATATAGACATCTGCATTTGTGCTAGAGTCTCTAATATGCAATTTTTCTGCAGGATTATCAGTTCCAATTCCAACATTGCCTGTTGCGCCAACTATTCTCATAGCCTCACTTGTACCGTTAGCATAAAACTGAAAACCTTGTATAGAACCTACGCCTGTATAAACAGTAGAAGTACCAGCACTTGTTTGTAGCTTTAACGCAGCAACTCCTGAGCTGCCTGATTGTATTTGAGCAGTCACATTGCCACTAGCTTTATACACATGAAGTTCTCTTGAAGGATTATCAGTTCCAATTCCAACTTTTCCTGTGTTGTTAATAGTCATTGCAGTGACAGGAGCATTAGAGTTAGTAGTTTGAAATTTTAATCCAGAACTTCTAAGTGCTGTAACAGAGTAATCTGATGTTCTATATGAATATACTGCAGGAGCAGAATCATTAGAGCTTAGTGAGCCATTAGATAAAATTAATGAACATGTGATACTTGTATTGCCGCCTTGACCATTTGCCTTAACAAGTACTGCTGGACTACTAGAGTCCGTTTCTATACTAAGCATTTCGGAGGGGTCATTTGTTCCAATTCCAACTTTTCCATCAGCGTCAATACGCATAGTTTCTGTTACTGCATCACCAGTCCAGAAACGCATTTCAGCACCAGTATTTCCTATTGCAACTTGACCGGCTGAATCTTTTAAACTAATATACTGTGTACTGTCAGTACTTTCAAAATGCGCAGTGGCATTTGCTGTTCCACTATTTACTGTTAATTTTCTTACAGGATTATCTGTTCCAATTCCAACTTTGCCTCCATTAGATAAAACAAAATCATTAGCATCTCCACCAGTATTATACATATGAAGATTACCCGACGCGTCTTTATAAATTCTACCAGAGTTTGCATGAGAGCTTGTGATTGTTATACCATCATTACTGCCATCACCTTTTTGTCTAATACCAAGAGTACCACCTGTACTGGTCGCGGAATTTGTAGAGCCTACAATTTGTAATTTAGTTTGGGGGTCATCTATTCCAATTCCAACATTGCCACCATGAGGATTTAAAAGTAAATAATCTCCTCCAATTGTCTGCAATCCTGCTGCATTTGCTGTATCATCTACAAATATTTTTAATCCATTAGTTCCACTTGGGCCTTCAAATAAAGCAAGATTACCAGTTGAAGAATCGCCAGCTGTAGAAGCGCCTTGTACCATTAAAGCATTATCAGGATTAGTTGTTCCGATACCAACATGACCAGTAGAACAATCCATCGTAATAAATTCATAAGTGACTGTATCATCTGCATCATTTACGGCTTGTAGTTTTAATCCAGAGCCATTCTGAGTTAATCTACCTCTTCTTTGATTGGCTGTACCACCGCTGTCTTGTAAGTTGAATTCAGCTGCTACTGTTCCTTCTAGTTGCATTTCTGCTATCCCAGTCTTTTTAATATGAACTTGATAGTCAGGGCTATCCGTTCCAATACCAATATTTCCACCATGCTTTAAAACTAATAATTTATTATAGACACTATTAGCATCATTTACTGACCTAAATTCAAGACTTTCATAACCTGATGCACCTATTGCTCTCATTTCATAAATTGATTTATCAGCAACTCCATTACTATCAGTCATTCTAATAATTGGGTCTGTTGAAGAAAGTTCTAATAAGGTATAAGGATTATCAGTTCCAATTCCAACATTATGACTTGTGTCCATACAAAGACCACTACCTTGATTACCAGTAGTATTAATAAAAAATATTTGTGGGTTTGCATCTGCACCTATCTCAAATGAATTTTGTGTAGTTGTAAATCTAACTTGTGCAGCTGCTCCAGCATTTTCTTCTTGCAAATGTAGCTCAGTTCCACCTGCTGATGAAATATGTAAATCAGCATTAGGATTATCAGTTCCAATTCCAATTTCGCCTGTTGAAATGATAGACATAAAGTTATTTACTGAATTAGCTCCTATATAACCTTTAAATCTTCCATCCGACCTAGTGTATTCCCACTTAGCTTGTCCAGATGTCGATTCGGTATTACCAAATGTTAAAGTAGAAGTTGTACCACTTACACTTTGTTTAACCCAATCGTTCGATTGATCGTCAGAAACTAAAGTAGCACCTGTAATAGATATCCCTTTATTAATTTCAAATACATCATTAGTGCCATCATAGGTAATAGTCGCACTTGCACCATCAACTGTAATACCTGCTCCGTTTGCTGCAGCTGCATTGGCTGCTCCTGATGCTAATGTAAGATTTAAATCATCTACTGTCATTGTAGTAGAATTAATTGTAGTTGTTGTTCCATCAACTTGTAAGTTACCAGCGATAACGACTGTTCCAGTATTGTCTCCTACTGCAGCCGGGTCGATAGTAAATGTTGCAGGACCTGCTAAATATCCAGTTGTTGTAATATTGCCAAATGTTGGAGTAGCAGTTGTTCCCACATCTTGTCCTATTGATATTTCACCTGAGGAATATGTAACTCCAGTTCCACCAGATAAACGCGAATCAACTCTTGCATTTGTAAAGTAAAGATTAGTTGAACCTTCACTTAAATCATCAGTATCAGCAGATGCAATTCGAGCATCTGCTCTTGCGTTTGTAAAGTAAAGATTTGAGCTTCCTTCTGATACATCATCAGTATCAATTGAAGTTAAATTACTTGTTGATACTGTAAATGAAGTATGCAACATTGCAGAAGTAATAGTATTATCTGCAACATGGTCGCTTGTAATATAGTCGTTAGGTATTTTACCAGTATTTAACTGACCGTTACTATCTATTAATTGTGCTAATCTTCTGTTTAATGTGAATGCCATTTATCTATTTATATTCCTAAGTTGTTTGCCCTGGAGCTAAGTGATTTACACCAGCGCTTTTAAAATCAAAATCTGATACGAATTCATGAGTTGGCCAAGTCACATTACTTACTATACCATTTTTCCAATCCACTATTGGAGTTGTTTTTGTTATATCTCTTAAAGCTTGCCTATAAGTTATCATTGCTGATTTTTGGTTATCTGTCATTGGAAAATCAGATGAAGTATATTTATCTGTTAATCCTAATAAGTAATCTCGTCTTTTTCTTATTTGAGCTAAGCCATATTCTGTAGCTGCAGCAGTCTCTTCTGCAGTTAAGCCTGTTCCTTTTTTTTCTAATAATATATTTAAAATATCCATAATTTCCTTTACTGTTCTATGATTAATATTGGTTGATTTGACCTTGCATAGCATTGCCATTCGTATCTATAAATTATATCTCCTGTAGTATCTCCAGCTCTTTGCCTTATCATAGTTTCTCCAACAGCTGTCTGGGCAAGTTGAATAGCATCAGTCCAAGTCCCTGAACCACTTGAAGTTGCATCATATGATACAGAATTATGACCATAAGTAGAACTTCCTACTTCTCCATATCCTTGAAATCCTATTACAATACTAAAATTCTCACTTGCACTATAATAATACTGTCCAGTAATTCTCATGCAGACAGCACCCCATGATACGTTGTGCCAATCTATTTTAATTGCATCTGTCCAAGTGGTTGTTTCTGAATATTTAAATGTTTGTCCAGCATGTTGTTTGTTTCCGCCGTGATATCCGTGTCTTCTACCTGCTAATGTTCTCGCAGGTATTACTGATTGTACATCACTATTAGTTCCTTCTCCAAAATGTATTATTTCGCTACTTGCATCACAAAAGAAATTATATTGTTCATTATCTGATTCAACTCTAAAGTCGACATTTGATGCACCATCTTGATTTATAACTACTGAGTCGTTAGCAGTACCTGAAATTAAGGCATTTGCTCCTCCAATGCTAAAGTTGTTAGTAGTCATATTTATTGTATTTGCTGTACCATTTGCGGCAGTTATAAAAAGAGCATTAGTTGATGCGTCAAAATATAATCTTGCGTCTTGTCCGCCACCAAACATAAGTAACTTATTATCTTCAAAGCTTAAATGGCCATATATTTCAGTGTCGCCTGTACCATCTATTTTTAATCTTACACCACCAGCATTAGTATGTAATCTTAAATTTCTACTTCCATCATAGCTTATTCCACCATCGTAGGCATCTGTGTTATTTGCATTATCTCTAGAGAAAGCATACCAACCTTCAGATGTTCCATTATACACTGCTATACCGCCGGCTGAACCTGAACCAACTACTAAATTATTAGCTTTGGCATGATTATCGCCTGGACTGCTAGTACCAATTCCAACATTTCCTGATGAGTCAATTCTCATGCGTTCTGTAAGATTACCGCCATTAGCTCTAGTAGTAAATCTTAATGCAGCAGCATAGTTTCCTGAAGAAGTATTTTCTTTGATACCTTGTATTGTTGCAAAATTAGTTGTATTTCCACCACTAGTATATTCACCTCTAAAAGTTATTCCTGCACCCGGAAGTGTACCATTGTAAGCAGTTCTATCAACTAAACAAAGATTAGCTAAACCACCACCCGATAAAACATTAGTACCATCAACCTGTAAACGATATTCCGGGCCAGTCTCTCCAATTCCAACATTGCCATTACTCTTAATACGCATTTTTGATGACCCATTACCGGTTTCAAAATTTATATATCCAGACGAACCATCGATAATTTGTATAGTATTAATACCTGAATCATCAGATAAAATTAATCCTGAGCTGCCACCTCTTAAATAAAGATAATTATTTGTATGATAAGTAAATCCTGGAGACTCAAATGAAGATGTTTGACCAATCATCTGCAAATTACCATTAGCAGTTATACGCATGCGTTCTGTGTTGCCACCAGTAGCAAAAAGCATATTAGATTGTGACCTAATAGCTAAATCATCTACCGAAGACGTTGCAATCATATCACCTGCTGTAGTAGCTACTTGTATTCCTGCTTTAAAAGTAGCTCCATTTAAAAATCTAAGCCTTATATCATCTGTGTCTGAAACTTCAACACCACCAACATTAGCAGCACCTGAAAGGTAGAGGTCTTTAAATCTATGTGTGCTTTGACCTAAATCTACTAAATTATCTACTTCGCCACCGCCTGAAGTTGCAGGTACTATTCTTTCTGTGCTTCCATCAATAAACTTAAGACCTGCACCATTACCTGACGAAGTATCACCTACAATAAATAATGAACCATTATTAGTACCAATAGAGCCAACTGTTCCGCCATCTTTTCTAAACCTAATAATCTCCCCATCTGAAGATAATCTATCTGCAATAATTGGAATACCTGAAGCTATAGGTACAATTGTTCCTGAACCACCAATACGAACACCTGCTGTTCCATCGTCAGAAGTCTTACCCACAAGCAGATTCCCTGATGAGTCTATTCTCATAGCTTCACTAGCTGCGGTATTGTAAGCACCAGTAGAAAATACTATTTCACCATCAGGTGATTGTACTGCTTGACCCCCATTTACAACTTTAATACTTGCAACTGTATGTGTTCCAATACCAGTTGTATCTGATGTATAAAATTCTAAACCACCTAAAGCATCACCCGCTGCCCAGCTACTACCTTTTACTTTTGAATCTCTTAATCTTAAAACTGGGTTATCTGCAAAAAGCTCTAGTAAGGTGTCAGG